GTTACTTTATAATAGTTTGATCCAATTAACACTAAAAAGTTTTCTTTAAACAGATTGTCATCAACTACTGTGGCAGGGGGATTTGAGCCATTAACTATGCTTAACCCCGTTTCGTGATTAGAGGATGTTACAATTTTCATGCCTCTATAATCCACATATCCGGCTTCTGAATCAACTAATCTTTTATAAACATTAAAACTCTGCCCAGAGGCATCTCCAGCAGTATATCCACTTATATAAAATTGATAGTCTTGTGAGTCAACAAATCCTATTATTTTATATTCAGTTCCACTTAATACAAAATAATCACTTGTGTCTGCTACATCTCTAATGTCATTCGCACCACCACCAGAAGGAGAGGAGTCAGTTATCTTGGCCCTTCTACTTATTGCAAGACTTCCATTGTCGCTAGAAGACACATGATTGTTGCTATCATCTAAAATATTATAAGACAATGAAGATGAATTGCTTTTTGGCAATGCCTCAGTGGGGTCGTTGAGGATAAGACTGCCATCTGACAATATGTTGGATATGGTATATATCCCATTTAAAAATCCCGCCTCTGTTATTTGCACTTTCCATGCGGTTCCTGTATAGGACGAGTCATTGTTGTCATCCCAATCTGTTTTTATTCCTTTTTCTATGAAATCAACCGTTGTATCACTAAATGCGAAAACATCATCTTGCTCAATAGCGGCTGTTCCTGAATAAGAATCATTTGATAACCTAAAAGCAAAAGATGATGTGTTTAAAGGCTCAGTTATACCAGATATATTGGCCATATGAGTGTCTGGACTGGCAATGCTATAATTTCCCGCATTCGCAGAAGGAGACAATATCTTTAACACATTGGAGCTTGTATCTAAAGGTAATAAGTCGAATCTTACATCAGGTGCGTAGATTACTATATTGTCATTAAACCCAGTTGCAGATTGACTTGATACTTCTGTGGTGGAAAAAGCAAGCATGTTTCTTTTTACAAATCCAGAAGAAGTTGTGGGAGAACCATTGACAAAATCAGTTTTAGACATGCCTGCCGTGCCAGAATCTGTAAGAGTGATCGTCGTGTTACCGTCCGGCCCGAAAGTACTTTGTGCAATGGTAACAACTGCGCCCTCAGCCGTAGCAGTGAATCTGGTGCCAGAAGGCCCACTGCTTGTGTTAATGACGTTCATCAAATTTGTAGCAGTTTGATCATTGCTTGTGTCGGACTCCCAGGTGCCATTTACCGAACTTTGAGATCCATTTACGAAATCATAATTAGTTCCGTCAGAAGCAATTAAATTAACCTTATCCGTAGAATTAAGTTCAGTATAGTCAGTAATTGTTACCGTCCCTGTTGCTTGCGTGCTCGATGTGAACGCATTGTCGAACATTGCTCGGAAGAAAACTTTTTGCTGATTACCCGATAATACATTTTCAGTAATGGAATATTTTACCGTTCCCTCTAAATTCTCTATTGGGGATAGAACAAATTCATTAAATCCGCCGGAAACATTCACTTGGTGCAGCACAGAATGAAATGGAGTGTATTCTTTAATAATAGATTCTGCTTCATCGATTCTATCTGTAGAAAGATCCTTTATTTCTAAATCTAAATTAAATTTGCTGCTTTGACAATATTGGCATTTGTCAACAAAATACTTATCTAAATGGCATGGATCAGTGGAATCTCTTAGGCTACCATTATATTCTTCCATATTATAAATATTTTCACTATAAGGGAACTCCGTCCTTATTTTTCCATAGAGCACAGGATCGTGAAAAGGATGACGATCCGGTATTAAGACATCAAAGAGGGCGTCGTCTTCTTCAATTAGTCTAACGTTCCAATTTTTGGGAGGATAATCTTGTAAATCCTCATCACGTTGATCCGCTAATGGTAAAGATCTTATGTAATTTTCTTTGACTTGTTCAGTTGAACTAGGAACATTAATAACTTCATATAATATTTTTACAAAATCTCCTTCTGACAATGTTATTGGACTAGATGAAAGCAGATGACCCACCCAAGTCATCGTGGTTTCTCCTTCTGAAGTAGAAAAAGAAACATGATCATCTGTTAGTTCTGTATAAGATGATGACCCTTTTGGTCTTCTAAATATACTGGTATTAGCTGTGCTGCCGCCTGTGAAATTTGTCTTGGTCATGCCGCCAGTGCCGGAATCTGCAAGAGTGACTGTTGAGTTCCCATCCGCCCCCGAAGTGCTTTGCGAAATAGTAACAACCGCTCCAACTGCCGATGCAGAAAATCTAGATCCAGAAGGCCCACTGCTTGTGTTGATAACGGCAGCTAAATTTGTGGCAGTTTGATTATTGCTTGCGTCAGCCTCCCAGGTGCCACTTGTCGAACTTTGACTTCCATTTATGAAATCATAATTAGTTCCATCAGTAGCAATTAAATTAACTGCGTCACCTGAATTAAGTTCAGTGTAGTCAGTAATTGTTACTGTTGCAGTGGCGGCCAGCGGATCGTCCACACCACCAGTGAAGTCTGTTTTGGACATACCGCCAGTGCCGGAATCTGTAAGAGTGGCCGTTGTGTTTCCATACGTCCCTGAAGTGCTTTGCGTAATAGTAACAACTGCTCCAACTGCCGATGCAGAAAATCTGGTGCCAGAAGGCCCACTGCTTGTGTTGATGACGGTAGCTAAATTTGCAGCAGTTTGATTATTGCTTGCGTCGGACTCCCAGGTGCCAAATGCCGAATCTTGATCTCCATTTACGAAATCATAATTAGTTCCGTCAGTAGCAATTAAATTAACCTTATCCGTTGAATTAAGTTCGGTGAAGTCAGTAATTGTTACTGTTGCAGTGGCGGCAATGGCCCCATCGCTTATGTGTCCCAATGCCACTTTTTCTAATACAAACATGGGAAGCCCACCAGTAAAGTCTGTTTTAGACATACCGACCTCACCAGGGTCAGTCAAAACAATAGTTGTATCTCCGGCTTCGCCAGCCGAAACCTGTGTTATCGTCACCGATTCGTTGCTGGCAGTGGCGGTTAATTTAGAATTGGCGTTTAAACAGATCGCTAAATTAGCAGCAGTGGAATAGTTGCTGCCATCAACTATTGCCCAAGTTGGGGAATTTGTATTAGTGGTTGTGGTGGCGACTCCATTTGATGTGGCTGTGGCCGTTATTACAGTTCCATCAGTCGTAGTGATGGCAATGTAATGAGTGGGGCTGGAGCCAGACGATCCCGACCCCGCCAAGTTTTCCACTGCCTGAATAACAACTGTACCGCTTGATTTGTTGGCTATCGCATCTGTTTTAAATGACTCTTGCCAAGTATATGGAGAAGTTATTTGCCACAACTTTGTAACTTTCTTAAGCTCCATATCTGCCTGTAGAAAAGATTCCTTTAAACTCCCACTAGTGCCTTTTCGCTTGAATAAAGGAACCGCAGTTTTTATTTGCCTTCTCCACAACGTTGGATCGTCGGATTTAAGCCTCAAGTTAAACATGTTACTTAAAAGATTTAATAAAGATTCATGAGTTGAATTGGCGTCCAGCAAATCAACAGATTGATTAGCCATGTCTTCTACAAATGTAAATCCTTTGGCTATAGCTTTATGAAATTTATCTAACGTATCGGGAGTAACATCTGCCTCAGAAAGTTTTGATTTGTATACCTCAGGAAGATATCTCTCTAACAAAGTTGTGTACTTTTCAGGATTAGTAAAGTGAGCAGGAATACTAGTTGTTAATACAGTACTTCCTTCTAAATTGAATTTTAAATAGGATGAAATTGAATCCCCGGCAGCATTAGGAGTCCATGTCCAACAAACGATGTAATCTCCTTCACGACTTTGAACAGGATTCCAATTATATTTAAAATTACCAAATTGATTGTTTCCATCTGCATCCAGAGGTACGTTTTCAATAAAAGCATTATCTGTATCTGTTGATAGCCAAGCGGGATTGTTCTCATCCCCTAAGACTTTAACAGGGACAAGTTCGCTGTAATAATTCGAACTTTTGTTAGTAGTATCATTTAGTTCGGATTTTAATCTTTCAACTTCTTTTAATTGAGCCTTTGTAGGCAGGCCGCCAGCAAAGTCTGTTTTAGACATTCCTACGGCATCAGGATCAGTCAAAACAATAGTTGTATTTCCGTCTTCGCCAGCATCAACCTGCGTTATTGTCACGACTCCACCATTGGCGACAGCAGTTAATTTAGAATTGGCATTTAAACATGTTGCTAAGTTAGCGGCAGTGGAGGATTCACTTCCACTGACTAGTGCCCAAGTTGGAGAGTTTGTATCAGTGGTTGTGGTGGTTCCGCCATTTTCTGTAACTGTTGCCGTTATTGTAGTTCCGTCAGTCGTAGCAATGGTAATGTAATGAGTGGTTGCCACCAAATTTGCTGCGTCAGTAATAGTAACTGTACCTGTCGCATGCGAATAAGCACACGCAATGGCTTTGGCTTTTTCATATTCCGCTAAAACTTTAGAGTTTAGATGGTTTTCTTCAAAAATGAAAGGAGTCCCTGAAAAATGGTTTCTCCCTAAAGAATATATTGTAACCTTATCAACTTTATATGGATTTGAAATAAAGCATTCATCTGACCCTGGCGTGAGGAGTTCTATAGATACAATGTCTGCTATTGTTGGACTTTCGTCCAACTTTTTTATTTTTTGATTATTACTAGTTTTATTTATAGACATTTTTATTATTCAAAAGTAAATGTTATGGTAATGGTGCCAGGTCGAATAATTTCGTAATATTTAGTAGTTACTAATGATCCTGAATTAGCATCATCATCTGTTGTGAATTCAACGGAGTAACTATCAATTTGTTTGATGTCGGCAATATCTTTAATTAAATTAGTTTCTTTAAGATCATCTCCCATTTCCCAACGACTTAAAGAAAAGAATTCATTAACTCTATTTAAAACTCTTTGTCGGTATTCATCAACAAACTTCTTATAAAACTTATCTACAGAGCAATCAATCGCCACATCAACAAGCAAAACGTCTCCGTCCCGTATGCAAACGAAGTCTGTAAACATTTTCTTTTCATCAATTTCTTCGTTTAAAGCAATCTTGAGTCCTTCGGAAGATTCTTCTAACGCCACCTCTCCTGCTCTGGATAAAATATATAAGTCAATTATGTTTCCTGCGCATCCATGATTTCTAAGAATGGATGTCGCCTTTCCCACTTGCCCATTTGTGCTAGTAACAAATTGTTCAGCGATAGTTTTATAATCTAGACCAGTGACGGCTCTGTCTTGAGTTCTCAAATAAGGAGGAAGTTTTCTTCTAATGTCTTCAATTGTATCGCCTGCAAATCCGTATTTTCCATTGGTGTAATTTCTAAAGGTCGCAGGTATTGAATAATTGAACCCCGGCACAGAGAAGTTAGTTTGGTATTCTACAAGTCCAGCAATTATATTACCTGACGTTCCCCCGCCGGTTCTATAGGTGGCTTTTATTTCAGATGATGTAGAGGGTATCATTCCGGCTCGATTGTTTCCAAAAATAATAAATCCATTAAAATCAGAATCGTATTCAAAAATATATTCTCTTCTAGGATTAGAATCTGTGAAATAATCCACTTCCGTCCATCGTACCCCATCCACATCAACACGAAGCGAATCAAATATTACAGGCCCTTCAACGAGCGACAGAGTCTGTCCTACTGCTCCGCTGCCAACGAATGTGTCTTGTACAGTGTTTCCTTCAACAGCAACTATGTTGGCGTTAACTACATCCCCCGCAGAGACAATAATATTATCTTCATAAATAGGGTTATTGTTTTCATCGGCTGGAAACAACTCAAGTCTGATAGGCGATCCATCTGACACTGTGTTAATAGCAAAAGGGGTAATGATTGATAAGTCAGTGGTCAAAGGACTAGTAAGGCTTCCCGTCCACATAGAAGCAGCGCCAATTGGGCCAACTGGTTTTAAACCTACTAATTTAGACAACCTGAAAGCATTTTCTACCTCTGTGACTGTGTCGATGAATAATTCATTTACTATTTGATCCATTTTGAAAGAAAGAGTGTCCGCTAAAAACGCCCAGTTTTCAATTAGCATTATTGCTAAAGATGATTCCACAAAATCTGAGAAGTCCTCTTCGAAATTTTGTTTGATATAATCAACCAACCTAGTTTTTAATGACCAAAAATCTTGACTAGTATAGTTAAGATTAAAAATAGGAGGATTTTTAATCAGTTCCGATTCACCAATAGGTGCTGCATCTCTTAGACAATTGTCAGGCATTTTTAACTAACTCCTAATTTAAACTTTTTAATTCTCACCGGCTGCATCTCTCGATAAGACCGAAACGTCACTTCTCGTAGATAAATTAGCTGATGTACTAGTCCCACTCAGTGGAAGTTCTAAAACTAATTCTTGTAAATCCAATATGGATTCAGGATCAAAGAACACAATTTTAATACTCAAAATTGCTCCCTGCTCAGTTAAATCATCATGTTTATCTAGACTATCTTGCTCTAATCCGTTAGTTACTTCTATGGCCTCTATCGTTATTCTAGGCTCCCACTGACTAATGGATTGAATAATCATGCCCCTCGCAGCAGAAATCAGTTCCAGATCGTTATGTTCAAACATTAACGTTCTCAAAGGAGTCCCATATGTGGGCATAAAAACTCTTTCTCCAGGATTAGTTAAAAGTAAAGACAACATATCCGCCTTAACTTGATCTATACCACTTTGGGTATGGAGCAAACCCTTCGCATCGGGAATAATCGGATATGGCATGCCTTTAAATTTCATTTTTAATCTTTATTTTAAACCTTTACTAATTAGGTAGGGTGTTTAAATTAAATTGTTAGCGGTAAGTAAACAAGATGCTAATAAATTTCAAACCGAAGGACAATCATCCCCGGCAGATGCAAATACTCTTTCACTCATTGAATCTTGTGTCCAATGAATCATATGAGGAAATAGAGGACATGGTCTTGGACACTTGCCTACAATCACTGGATAGACGCAAGGAGTCGGGCCATCGGGTCCGTCGCAATCATAATTAGCTAATAAAGCAATAAATTCATCAGCAAAAATAATTGTTCTTGCATTTTTATTAAAGTATGTTTCTTCTGCAAATACTATTTTATTGCGTGTTATATATTCTATTTTATCTGATGGGTTTTCATCAGGTTCCCCAATAATAGAGAATTGGTTATCATAAGTAGATACGATGTAATCCCCTCCTGCACGCAAAAATATTTGACCAGGCCCAGTAGGTCTTTCTTGAAATCTTTCAATATGCGGGCCTCTTTGTTTATTATCTTTTTGAGGTGCTAATATTTGAATGTATTGTTTTTGTGTTTCTTGCTGATCGTTGTCGTCACCCATATGTATTTCAAGACCATATCCTGATCTTATTTGCACGAATGCTTTTTTAGATTTATTGACAGGAGTTCCACCTTCTTTTCTGACCTGCGGCGATTGTTCATTTTGTTCATCCACCATCCAGATGTGATGGCGACTAGTAGACTCTAGAGCTATTCCACGGTTTTTTCCTGCCAATCCCTCTTCATTTATGGTGTGATCATTAAGTTGAAGCCTGTTTCCGCATGCTGTTAATAATTTAATACCATTATGTGGGATATTGGCTGGTGCTCTATTAAAATGTGATTCTTCTTTGAATGGTGCCCTTACTTTGGCGGGGGTTTCGGAATCTCCCAATTCTATCAGGTGTCCGGTAGCAGATTTCAACATCATCTTTCCATAAAATTTATCTGTGCAACCAAAACTAAAATCCGCTATAGATTTTTCCCATTCTATTTTTCCGTCTGGTTGTTCCACATGATCGTCCATTACAAAAGAATGACCACTTAAAGAAAGAAACTGAATCCCACTTTGTCCCAATTCCGCAGAATTATTTTGTGGCGTTCCCGGCCCACGATAGGGCCTATCCTCATTTATATGTTTGGCATAAGGGTTGCCACAGACGTTTCCGCCATCTTCAGAACATTCAGTGCCATCTTCTCCTCCGTCACACAAGATTCCGGCTGCTGTAGGGATTCCAAATTGTGTGGTGACAGTCCCGGAGCCGACTGCCTTCAACTGTCCGCAATCACTTTCATCACCAGATCCAGGTTGTTCAGTAAACCAAGAAGACTTACCCTTAGAACATTGTGTTTTTGTACTGGCCCATTGTCCTGCTGGGTGAAGATGATCATCTTTCATGATCATCCAATTCCCAGTGCTAGATAGTATTTCTAATCTTTTCCATCTCCTACAACACTTAGGATCTCCATCCACCATTTTCATCATGTGTTTTTCAGGAGTCTTAAATCCATAAATGTTTGGATAAGTTTCTTTTCTTTGATTTTCCTCTGCCGTGGATGCTGTGGTATCCTCTTTTGAAGTAACATCTATGCCATTATAATTTTCTGTATTCCACTGCGGGTATACTTGCGATCCATCATTGGGTCCAATGTGGTATCCTTTTCTATGCCCTTCATATACTTTGTAGTGCTCATCTATATTGAAATTCCAATTGCGTTGTCCTGCTGGGCCTCTGTTTCTATACCAAGTTGTTCCTATGTATAATGCTTTCCCCCTCAGCCCCTGTTCAAATAACAAACAAATCATGGAGCCAGCAGGAGGAACCCAGACGCAGCCGGAATCATCAAACCCGCCCATATTTGATATGGGATTGGCAAAGGGAAGTTGGTTTACCCAAGTTTTAGGATTGTGATATAAAGGAGAATAGAATCTAACTCTTCCTTTCTTCCATGGGTCTAGCGTAGAAACACATAAGGCGGTTGTTAAATTTACTTCTGAATCGGCTTGTGCAGACAAGCTAGTGCTGTGCTTTTGGGAGGATTGCGTCACTGCATCCATGCTGTATCCCATCTCGGCAAAGCGATTCTCTAGCGTCTTTATGCGTTGATCTAATTGGTGAGTATTTTTATTTTGCATTTGCGCCACCTCTACCTTTCAGGCCAGGGTCCCACTCCACTTTGATTGTGGTAGTATAAGATCCTTCTTTCATATCATGATTAATCGCATCAATTCGGTACGCCTTACTAGTTAAGATTGGATTGCATGTTGGATTTGCTAACCACTCGGAAGTTTTTACTTGACCACTACCGCCGCCCTTCTCCAGCACAGGGTGGAAAGGGTTTACAACAACAATGGAGATATAACTGCCAATCCAGTCCAGTATATTACACATCTGTGGATCGCCTTGTATTATAAGTTCGGCTGTTATAGGCTCGTTCAATTCATTGTTAGCATGCGCCTGTGCGGCCATCGCTGAGTCGGTAGCTTTTTGGGCGTTCTCTGGGCCGTCGTTCTCAACGGACTCTTCAGTAGGCGGAATTGCTGTTCTTTCGCCTACACCATCGGGACCTTTAACAACAATACAATCATTTTCATCCACCCCCAATCGCTTATGAGATGCCCCAGTATCAGTTGATCCGGCTCCGCCGCCGTATGCTTCCGCAGTGGCTTGTGGGTTCCAAGCTATTGTGGGATTAAATGATATAACAGGAGAATGTTTTCCTCCATTAACGATATAGGTGCGGAGGCATTGGTCAGTAGGAGATCCCTTGCAGCCGGATTCTATATACGTTATATGGGGTTCTGAATCTTTATCGTTCCATACAGGTCTAAGCCCCTTGCCTTTATCCGTTTTAAAAGGGCCTTTCCACTTAACAACTGCGGCCATGGTGCCGGTGCCTTCGCATTTCCAGGTGGCGATTGCAGGCTGCTTCGAATCATTTACAAAAGGTTCGTCAATATCAACCATTTTCCCCTTCCCGCCACCGGGGTTCGGAACGTGACGTTTAAAAGATACTTTCGTTGAAGGAATGCTATCTTTCCATGCTTTTATCACGGCATCTTTCAGTTTCATCTTGCCACCACCCTCCGGGTAAACCTTATCATTAAGGGTTTGAAACTGCTTCTGTTGCGTGTCAACACCCTCAATAACATACCTAAATCCTCCTTGGCTATAATTTATAGCCAAAGTGTTTGGCAAATAAGTAATACACTCCGAAAACGGCATATTGCCCTGACGCATGGAAGCGTTCCATTCAGAACATGGTGTAGCTGTCCAACCCCATTTGATCTTCATCAGAAAATTTGCCTTTGTTTCCTCGCCAGTTTTATCTAAGTGTTTAAAGAACTCGCCAAGTTTGGAACCCTTTCTATCGAGTATCTCTAGTTTGCATCCTATGCCATTAGAGAACCCACAGCTAAAACTTTTTATAATGCTTTCCTTAGTATCCTCACCCTGAGAACCCAACTGGAACCTGCCTCTCCCTCCGACCGCTGGATCAAAATTACCAACCGATGCGGCAATTTGATTTCCTTTAACAGGGTTACAACTTACAAAGCTGCAAACAACCCAAGGCGCAAGGGCAGGAGCATTAAGTGGTTTTTTTATTGGCCCCCCGTGACATTTAGCCTGTCCGACGCAACCTTCGGAACTGTAGTTTTTACCGCTAACGGCACCGCCCAATCCAACACCCTGTAGCAGGTCAAGAAAATTTGCGTCTTTATTCATATCACTTTCCTATCTCAAAAAACAATTGAAGGTAATCTTATGTTGGTTCCTGATTTAAAATCAAAAATATCTTTAATTCCATTGATTTCCAATATTTTCCACCAGAAATCTGGCAGTCCATATTCTTCATAAGAAACTAAATCTGGTCGATATTCATGACCTGGTCCTACTATTGTAAATCTATCTTCATTAGATAAAATTTTGTTCCATCCTTTGTAGGTGTTTAAAGTTAAATACCCATTATCTGAGTATTTTAAGACTTTTGTATTGTTGTTATTATATCGACTAGTCGAAGCAACATAGTCGCTTGTTTCTGTTGTCAATATTTCTATTTTGTTTGCCATTTTACAGACCCCATTTCGTGCCATCGCCATAAGCAATTCGTGATTGTCCTGGTAAATCTTCGGTAGGATAAACTACTTCCCAATTACAAGTCACATCAAACTTATAAGGCAAAAAAGTGGCTGACCCAATTTGTCCACCTGACCGCACCCCATTATCCCAAGGAACGTCTGTGGGGAATTGAACTGAATAACTTTTCAAAATAACACAAACTGGCATCCGATCTTGGCCGTTACCGGCACCACCAAGTAGTTGGCCACATTCAATCCTGCAAACCGGCGGTGGCCTATAAGGGAATCGAGGATCATCCATTGGATATACAGCACTTTCAATTAGCCTTAAAGCCATTAGATTATCTTCAATATCTCGGTCTTCTATTACTACAAAATGGCACACCATAGTGATTGTCCTATTCTCGGAATGAGAATAGGTCTTCATTGGAAATGCTCTACCCATAATAGGTTCATCATTCCAAGCTGCACTTTTTGTATCTGTTATCTCTGGTAGGACTCTAAGGTAAATGTCTTGTCCCATAATATAAATTTTACATGCTTCCATGGGGATAAGATTCCCCGTGGATGGCTCGGTGGCACGTCCCCAACCCTTTGGGTAAAGATGTTTGACCGGGTATTGTTTGCCCTGCGTTAGCTTTCCGGGTTTTTGTGCTTCATGTCCCATGTTTAATTTCCTTGTACTATACGAGTGTAATTTAATTTAATCTTTTATTTTCCAGTATTAATTACTTGTTTGTTTCCCATTTGTCCATGTTTACCGAATTGCCATTTATAATAGTTTGGGGAGCTTTTTGGCTGTACGTTCGATGTGGGGTCTCCACCATCAGTAGTTGATGGCGAACCCCCTGAAGATGTATCCGCACCACCAGCGAGATCTCTCATAGCCTTTAGATGATCACGTATTTCAACTAAAGTTGCACATTGCTGATCTGTTGATGACGAAATCATCGATAGCTCTTTGCCTCCTACTGATGTGGACGATCTAGATCCTGATATGTCTCGTTGAACCCTATCGTGAATATCCCCTGTGGGCATACCTGCGCTCGCAGCAGTAGCGGTCTCTCCTAATCCGAACCAGGATGATGCGGCACCACCAATCCCCCCGGCGAGCATTCCCAAAGGCCCAAACATTGCACCACCAGCAGCACCACCAGCAGCACCGGCAAGAATTCCCATAATACCCCCACCCTCTTTCCCGCCAACAGTCTTGCCGGAACCAGACAGGGATTTAGATAGGCCACCAAGCGACCCGACCGCTGTCGATCCGACCAGTCGGGCTGCCTTGTCGCCTTCCAGAAGCATGCCTATCATTGCCGTATTATCTGCAATTGCGACAACATTCGTCGATATGTCCTCTAGGGGAGTTGTTTTTTTGGGAGCTTTTATTTTCTCTTCGCCACCAAAACCAAGCCAGTCCATAATACCGCCACCAACACCGCCAAGAAGGGCACCACCAACACCCCCGACGAGCATTCCCGCTGGCCCCAATGCAGCACCAGCCATTGCTCCTGCGGCGGCACCACCCATTGCCCCGCTCCCGCTCAGTCCAGCTAAAGCACTTCCAAATCCACCGAATATTCCACTTAAAGGACCTCCAATAGAACCTTCTAATGCTTCTCCAACACCTCCTAAAGCAGCGCTAGCAACATCCACGTTTGCTGGAATAATCATTTCGCCAGGATGGATCATTGCTAGTCCTCCGCTCTGGACTTCAGGGGTTCCTTTCGCAAATCCTAACCAGCCACCAATTGACGATCCAATTGACTTAA